GCAATTAATTACAATTAATTTAAACTTTTTTACCTATCAACTAAACTTTTTTATTTATCAATCGGGGTAACTTTAACAAATCGTTTTTGGTTTTTTGCCGAGATCCGCGTCCCCATCCCCCCTTTTCGGGGGGCAATACTGTTATATACGACATATATACAAGGTTTGATAAATTCATTCGGGGGTAATTCCATTGCACTTGTAAGTAGAACACAAGTAGGTTCCCTAGACCCCCAAAAAAATTGCCCCTGTATTTTCATTTGAGTTTATTGTATTGTACCCCCAAGAGGACAGAAGAGGTGTCACATGGAGAACGAAGAAGAGCAACAATCCAACCCGATAGCAACATTCTTTTCGAATTTGTTTTCAGGGTCCGGGGGTCAAGGTTCAGCCTCCAACGTTAATAATTCTGGCACCAACGAGGCTAACGACGGTGATGCTGACGTAGGTTTTGTGAACAGTTTGATGATGGGCTTGGGTTTACGGGATCGGACGGATGATTATTATCGTGCGACGATGGATTCTATTCGTAGGACTCGGGGACAGCAGGCTGCGCAGCAGTATCGAGATCGTATTAACAATCAGGGTGTGTTGTCTGTTCCTGGTGCATTGAGCAATTACAACATGGCGACGGGTGCTGTGATGGGGATGCCTCCACCTCCGGGTGGAAACGTTCGACCACCGCTTAGACCTCCTCAAGGGATTATGTCTTTACCGACAGCGCAGGATCAATTGTTGAACATTCAACGACAGAACATGATGATGCAGACGGGCGGTCAGGGACAGTTATATCCTCTTGTCTAAGACCGAGTATCGCAGGGCCGCGCCCCGAGATCTGAAGGGAATAGTGGAGCTTGGGGAGAAGATGCATGGTGAGACGGGGTTTGCGAACATCCCGTTTAGCGTAGAGCGGACGGCATCGGAGACGATGCGATGCATGTTAAATTCGAATTACTTTGCGAACATAGCGTTGAAGGACGGCAAGGTTGTTGGGATATTGTTTGGGTATCTGGAGCAACCGTTTTTTACGGAGGAAGTTGCGGGATACGATTGTGTTTGGTATGTAGACCCTAGTTGCCGGAATACGATGGTTGGGCCTCGGCTCTTGAAACAGTTTGAGACATGGGTCAAGATGCACGGTGGGAGCATTGTGTTCACGACGTTGGGTTCTAATTATAAATCTGACAGGGTTGGCAAGCTTATGGAGCGGATGGACTTTGAGTATCAGGGTGGATTTTATCGGAAAGACATATGAATCTACAAGCACTACCAGAGGAAGCGTTAAAAGAAATCTTGGCACTAACGGAGGCCAAGAAAAAGCTTGAGCTGCGCGAGGAAGCGCAGGAACATTTCATGCCGTTCGCGCATCATGTGTACGAAAACTTTATTGAAGGGCATCATCATAGGATCATAGCGGAAAAACTTGAAAGAGTTGCACAAGGTACACTCAAGAGGCTTATAATTAATATGCCACCGCGTCATTCTAAGTCAGAATTTGCGAGTTACTTGATGCCTGCGTGGTTTTTGGGACGCAATCCGAAGTTAAAAATCATTCAAGCAACGCACAACACGGAACTTGCGGTGCGTTTTGGTAGGAAAGTGAGGGATTTGATCGATGATCCAGCGTATAAAGAGATATTTCCAGACACGGTTCTCAAGGAAGACAACAAAGGTGCAGGTAAGTGGGGTACAAACAAAGGCGGAGAGTACTTCGCGGCGGGTGTGGGCGCAGCCGTTACGGGCCGTGGTGCGGACTTGTTTGTCATTGACGACCCTCATTCGGAACAAGATGCGTTAAGCGAGACTGCATTCGATCATGCATACGAATGGTACACTTCTGGACCTCGTCAGAGGCTTCAACCGGGTGGTGCGATCATAATTGTTATGACTCGATGGGGTAAAAAAGACTTGACAGGGCGTTTGATCAACAATCAGGGCAGCGATGTCATGGCAGATCAGTGGGAAGTGGTAGAATTTCCTGCGATTCTACCGTCAGACAAGCCATTGTGGCCTGAATTTTGGGAAAAAGACGCATTGTTGTCCATCAAAGCGTCGTTGCCTGTAGGAAAATGGAACGCACAGTGGCAACAAACGCCGACTACGTCCGAATCGGCTATAGTTAAACGGGAATGGTGGCAACCATGGGAAAAAGAAAAGATTCCGCCTGTAAATTACATCATTCAGGCGTATGATACGGCGTTTTCCAAGAAAGAAACGGCCGATTACAGTGCGATTACAACGTGGGGGATCTTCTATCCAGAGGAAGGTGGCCCTGAACAGATTATATTGATGGATGCACGGCGAGGAAGGTGGAACTTCCCTGAACTTAAAGAGGTTGCCTATGAGGAACACGAGTATTGGGAGCCAGACATGGTGCTTGTGGAGGCAAAAGCGACGGGTATGCCACTGATTGACGAGCTGCGGTTACGTGGGATTCCGGCGTTAGGGTTTTCACCAGGCAAAGGTAAAGATAAAATTACTCGTATGCACATGGTTGCGCCATTGTTCGAAGCTGGTGTAGTATGGGCACCAACAGACAAAAAGTTTGCGGATGAAGTTATTGAAGAAGTTGTTTCATTTCCTAATGGCGATCACGATGACTTTTGTGATAGTATGACATTAGCGTTGATGCGATTTAGGCAGGGTGGTTTTATATCTCTGCAAAATGAACGCGAGGAACAGATGGAGATTCCTCGTATTAAGGAGTATTACTAATGGCAATCCCACCTCTAGTAGATTCAGGAATCAGAGCCGAGGACATGGTGGCTGACGAAGTGTCGGTTGAAGTACCTGTGGCACAGGTAGAGATGTTTGAGAACGGAGCGGAAGTCATACCAGACGGTGAGGGCGGGGCAATCGTGCAAGCTCTGGCGGAAGCTTTGATTGGTGAGGTGACAGAGGAGTTGATTCCGTTTGATGCCAACCTCGCTGAGTTTCTCAACGAAAGCGACATGGGTGAGATTGCCAGTGATTTGTTAGCTTCGTTTGAGGATGACAATGAATCAAGGGACGAGTGGGAAGAAACTTACACCAAGGGTCTTGATCTATTGGGCGTCAAGACGATTGAGCGTTCCGAACCTTTTCAGGGTGCCAGTGGCGTAACGCATCCGTTGATTTCGGAGAGTGTCACACAGTTCCAAGCGCAGGCTTACAAGGAGCTGCTTCCTTCTGGCGGTCCTGTAAAAACAAGGATTGTTGGTTTACAGAACCAAGAGACGGAGGCGCAAGCCAAACGTGTCAAAGATTATATGAACTATTTGATCATGGAGGAGATGGAAGAGTTCGATCCAGACATGGATCAGTTGCTATTCTATCTACCGTTGTCTGGTTCTACGTTTAAGAAAGTGTATTATGACACGGTTCGTAACCGCCCTGTTGCTAAGTTTGTTCCGGCGCAAGACGTAGTTGTGCCGTATTCTGCTAGTGATTTAGCCACTGCACCACGGATCACGCATGTTCTGAAGATGTCAGATAACGATTTGCGTAAGCAGCAAGTCATGGGAATGTACAGGGATGTGGAGCTTTCTAACTCAGGGGATCAAGAGGAAAACCCTGTACGTCAGAAAGTTGACGAACTACAGGGCACATCAAAGTCTTACACCGACGACGTTCGAACAATTCTAGAGATGCACATTGATTTGGATCTTGAGGGTTTTGAGGACGTTGACGAAAGCGGAGAGCCAACAGGGATTAAACTACCATACATTGTAACACTGGATCGGGATAGTTCTACGATTCTTGCCATTCGTAGAAACTATATGGAGGGCGATTCATTCAAACAAAAAATTCAATACTTTGTTCACTACAAGTTCATGCCAGGTCTAGGTTTCTATGGCTTTGGTTTGACCCACATGATTGGTGGCCTTGGTCGTGCAGCAACGAGTCTCCTCCGACAATTGATCGACGCAGGTACTCTTGCAAACCTCCCGGCAGGATTTAAGGCTAGAGGCGTAAGGGTTCGCAACGATGATGAACCGTTACAGCCGGGTGAGTGGCGGGATATTGATGCACCGGGGGGAAATATACGGGATTCAATTATTCCGTTACCATACAAGGAACCATCGGGCACACTTGCACAGCTTCTAGGAGCACTTGTAGAGGGCGGAAGAAGGTTTGTATCAGTTGCGGACAATGCCGTAAGTAACATGAATCAGGAGATGC